TAGGCCTGCCCTCTGGCCACGATGCCGGCAACCTTTTTATCCGTGGCGTCATCTTGCCACGTGATATCCATATAGTTTTTCACGTCATCGACGACGCTCATGCCGGATCACCTCTTTTCGCTTAGGCGCCAGGCGAAGCGGCGGTTCCGGTTGTCAGATTTTTAACGCTGTACGCCAGCGGATTCAGCTTCGAGATATCGAGCACCTGAAAATCGGTGTCGCCGCAAGCACGACCGGTGCCGTAAAGCTTGATTTTGTAAACCCGGTTGTCTTCCAAGAACTGATACTGGTCAGAATATTCCAGTTTGCCGCCCATACCGGTGCCGGTGCCCAATCCAAAAAAGTACTTCGTGGCCATGCCTAACACGGCCTTTCCGGCCGGGACCTGCGAGGATGGGATGATTTGCGCGGGGATCGGCAGAACATTGTTCCGATAAGTTCCATCCGGGGCCATGATGGTTGTGGCCGGCATCACCTTTTCCCAATAGTCGCCGTCATTGACGATCAAAATCAACCCAGTAACAGTGCGGGATTTTCCTTTTTCGGTTTTGGCGATTTTTGCAACGATCTTGCCAAGCGTGGCCGCATCAAAATCGGTCACTTTTGTCGCGGTCTTATCCGGATAAACTCCGCCAGACACTGAAACGCCTTCGCCGACCTGTTTCATCATCCCAATTGGTTCATTTTTGCCGGACCCTTGAATAGCACCTTTTTCAAGACCAAGTGCGATGGCTTCAGAAAGAACAGTGCGAATATATTGATCCAGATATGACGGCCCAAGGTCTACCATCGACTGTGCGATCGGCAAAAAAGCAGAAAGCTTGTTGTGTGTCAAATCAATTTTAGTAAACCCGGACGTGATTTCGGTCGAAATGGCCCCGGTCAACTCACCCCAGGTGGCCAGCGTCCCCGGATCGTTATTCAAATGAATTTCAGCCAGCCCAGAAACATTTTGAAAATTAATCGCCGCTAAAAGTGGGTGTTGCTGTTGAAGGTCCTCAAAAATGCGATCAATGATCGTTTTTGGCATAACCTTTTCAACTTCTTTGCCAGTGATGGCATTCATCGGACGGCCAGCACGCACCATTTCTACGACGCTATTGTAATATTCAACTTCCTCGGACGTCAGCGCATTTACGCCACGGCGCGACAGGATGGCCGCGTCGTTCGCATTAACAATGCCCCTTGCTTCGTTCATGACAGCTGTTTGAATAGCGTCCGCATATTCCACAAACGCTTTTTCAAATTTTTCGGTGTCGCCATCTCTCACGGCATCGCCGAGGTTCTGGATGGCCTGCTTTTTTAAGTCTTCGGATTTCATTAACATACCTCTTTTCTTAAAGTTTTTTAAATAATTCGATTAATTGGTTTTTGACCGGTTTGACAGGTTTCGGCTCTTGTGGCTTTGCCGGTTCACCGTCAGCTTTCAAAAAATTAAAAAGCGCCGCATTCACGACGTCTTTAATATCTGCCTTGGTTAGCGTTTCTGGCTTTTTGTTATAGGCTGCACCTTTTCGCATCAGGTCGATAACCTTTCGTGCCGCGCTTGCGGCGATCCCATCCGGTTCATCGATATCTTCGTTGATGCTTGTTGCAAAACCCCACGCGGTCGCGTCTTCCGGCCCGATCCACGTTTCAGCGTCCAACAGTTGGTCCAACTCGTTATCTTCTAAATTCACGCCACGGCGGTATGCCGCTTTGATAGCCTGCTCGATGCTGTCTAAATCGTCAGCGGTTTTTCGCATGTCATCAGCGTTGCCAGCGGCCATCGTCCATGGATGATGGACCATCAGCAGCGATGCGGGTTCCATGACACGCTCGTCACCGGCCATGAAAATTACCGATGCGATCGAACATGCAAAACCCTCGCAGTGCGTTGTGACGCTTGCACCATGATTCCTCAGTGCATTATAAATGGCCAAACCCTCAGCCACTTCGCCGCCCATGCTGTTGATCCACACGTCGATATGACTTGCCGTGATGTCTTTCAGCTTGTTCGACAGCATGATTGCCGACACGTCACTCTCCAGCCATGGCCAGCTTGTAACGTCGCCGAAAATATGTAATTCCGCATTGTTGTCGCTTTGATTTAACGCATAAAACATTTTTCTTTTACTCATTATTGCCTCCTGTTCCGTCCGGACTTCCACCGGGTGATTCTTGCCCAGCCATTTCAATCGGCTCGTAGTTTTTTGTGATATAGTGTTGATCCGCGAATGGTTCGCTGATCTGATCCTCGCCCAGTTTCCGGCGCACCTGGTTAATTGTGAACGCGCCGCTCGAAATTAATTTGTCGATGGCGTCGCCGGTACTCATGATGTCAATATGTTTGATACGCGATGTGTCGATTTTGACGCGTCCGCCGCTCGCAAAACCTTTCCGGCCGTACCGTTTCGCGGTGATTTCTTCTTGCATCATCACGCACAGCGGATCGATGCAAAAAGTCAAAAAGTTATCGATGGCGTCAGCGGTGCCCTCAACTTTGCCGTTTAAAATTTCCGGCGGGATGCCAAACGCTTGCGCCGTGACGTCCCGCACGTCATCGATCAGCGCTCGGATGTCGCGACTTTGCTCGTTACTATAGGTTTTTTGCGATAATTCTTCATAGCGCATCGCGTCATCCAGCGGCATGGCCGATGATTCCTTGTCGTAAAAATCTTTGAACGCTTCGGAATAAGCCTTTAACAGCGCCGCTCGTTGTTCATCGTTTCCAGCGTTCAGCCCCTTCATGTACAAAACGCCGTGGCTCCCGCGACTCTTGATGAACGCATTCATCGAATAATCCAACAATTTTTGATAGTTGGCTAAAAACGCGCCAACCCATCGGGCGGTGTTGCCGGCCGGCATTTTGAAATACAAAACTTCATGCTGTAAAAATTCGCGGTTGAGCATCAGCATCGGGGCATTGCCCCGGCCGTTGAAGGTGATGTCGCGAAATGTCGCTTCTTTAGTCGCGTACTGGTCAACGGTGTAACTATCCGCCACCAACAGCTGGCCGTATCGCTTCCCGGTTTCGTCGATGCCTGGCATTTCGATGACCAACGCCTCGCCGACGGTCATTAGTTTTTTTATCCACTTATGGATAAATTCGGATGACCCCTGATTGACATTTGGAGCCACGTTCCATAAATAGTATTCATCTCCAAACACCTCTTCGCCGTCCATATAGGTTTTGAACTCACATTTGCCAATAGCATTTGCGATCAGCAAAACGCACTGGTCAAACGCGATCCGCTGAATCTCTGCGCCTTGTCTCAGTAGGTTTGCAAATTCATCATCGGTAAATGGCACGTCTGCAATCGTTCCGTTTTCAACCGTTCGCCTAAAAATGTGCGTTTTAATCCAATCTGTTAAACTCGCCAAATAGTCACCCCCTTTCAGTTAAAATGAACTGAATACTTTGATTTGATCAATGCTCGCGCCATCTCCCAGCAAATCCTCAATGGTCATTGCCGCCACCAGCGCCATGAACGGGTCTGTTTTTCGACTTTTCGCTTCGATCTTTGCGTAAATAAAATTACCCGTGTCAACGCCGTTCTTTTTCGCGGATGGTATCAGCATGGTGTTATTGGTTGCCCATCTCAAAACCGGATTATCTCCCCAACAAAAAAACTGCTTGTTAAAGCAGCTATCTATGATTGGTTGTATCCGCATAACGTCCGATGGACGAACCAGTTTTATATTGTCGTAGGTGTCGGCGTCAAAGCCAATTTTTGCAAGGGTCGTTCTCATAAGGGCATACCGGAACCCGTCAAGGGCGATGCCCTGAATGGCATAGGTTTTCCCCATTTCGCGAATATAATCTGTCAAAAGTTCTGGCGCAATCTCAACCGCGTCTACTGGGGTGATCATCCCGGAGACTGCCCATTCGCGCCATGGTGCCCTGATCCGAAAAAGTTCAGGATTTCGGGTGCATAGCCACGAATGGCAAATATCAAATCGTTCTTTTCCGCGCTTGAAGTGGAAAATAACTGCCGCCCAATCTCGCATACTTGCATAGTCGATTCCAACCGTACATAGCCAACCGTCCATATTGGGTAACGGGCGATTGGTTGCTGCGATATTTTCCCATTCGGTGACAGCCAATTCCATATCTGTTTTTGGAAAATTCATGCGTTTTGTCATGAATTCTAAATTGGTTCTGGCGTCGGTTTTTCGCTTGATATTTTCTTGCTCGATCTGAGATCTTAAGTTTGGCAAGTACGGCAATGACGGGTTGGCCTTTTCCCACATTTCGGGATTGTCAGCTTCTTCTTCACTGTCAATTTTGAAAATCAACGGACACAGCCGCAAGCCTTTTGTCTTGCCTTTCAGCACGTCCCGGGCAACTTCCAAATCTTTGTCCAGTACGCCATCGCGCACATATCCGTTTGTCGTGATTTTAAACGTCCGACTGTGCGGTACTTTCCCGAACCCAGATTGAAATGTTCCTAACGCCTTAGATGATTCATAAGCATGTTCTTCATCGACAATCAAACACCCGGATCGCTTACCATCTTTCGTGTTGGCATTGCTGGTGTTGTACTTGATATAACTGTTCATGTTCCGGTTGATGATCTCAGTTCGATTCCATCGAAACCATTTTTTTGACGTTGACGCCGTTCTTTCCAGCATGCCGTACACGTCGAAAAATGACGTTTTCGCCTGGTCCTCACTATTTGCAATGATGTCAACGTTGTACCCGTCGACACCGTGATATTTTGTAGTCAAATACCACGCCACCGGGCTGATAAACCCGTTTTTCCCATTCCCGCGGCCCATCATGGTGAAAAATTCGTTAAAGACCAAACTGCTATCCGGATATTCCGCATGCATCAGCGCAATCTCGCATTTTTCCCATGGGAAAAGCTGATATTTAAAATATTTTTCCATCAGCGAAATGGCCTTCGCTGTTTTTTCTACATGCAGGTCAATTCCATTTTCGCCAATGGTTTTATAAATATAGTCAACAGCCGCCAGCATTTCTTTGCTGGCTACCTTTTCGCCCCGGGCGATCGGCAATAAAAAATCATCGATATATTCACATTTCATCGTTCAAGTCATCCACCTTTGGAGCCGGTTCGTCAAGATGCATTTGTGCGCGCATTTTCAGCATCTGTCCAATCAGCTTATTCAGGTCCTGCACGCTGTCGTTCGTTCTGGTGTTTTTCGTTCCGGTCGACGTCGTAACAATAACTTTAGTCCCTCGTTTTTCGATATCTTTGGTCAGTCCTTCTTTGCAGTCCCACATATCCATGTAGGTTTCAATCATATCCTCGGTTGCTTCGTCCATCACGCCACCGTTTCGCGCTAAGATTTGATCGCGCAAATCATTTTTAATCGCTCTTCTTAACTTTGATTCAGTCATATCGTCACCTCCTTTAATTGACACCAGCGCATATATTTAAATCGCGCGCAATCGATTTTTGAAATGTCGGGTACAGCCCCGACTAAGCCACTATGAATTAATTTTTACTTTTTTCAGACCGGGGGTAT